TGAAGGCGTCTCTGTTCTTCGTCCTATGTACGGGGCATATAAGCGCAAAGACCTTTACCTACGCCTGGCTGCGATCGGTGCCGAACGTAATGCAGTCGGAACTGTTATCGGAACCATGCCCGCCAGCAAAACGAAGGCGACCGAAAAAGAAACCTTCGAAAGCATGCTGGAAAGCTTCGCGGGTAACGAATCTGCATACCTACTGAAGCCGGAAGGCTACACGGTCGAAGTGGTATGGGGTCAATTCGACCCGCAGAAAATGGTTACGCTGCTCAACTTCGAAGACGAACAAATGTCGAAGTCCGTGTGCGCTAGCTTCCTTATGCTCGGGACCGGCGGCAATGCTGGTTCGCTCGCGCTCGGGGGCACGCTCGCTAACTTCTTCCTGTCCGGGATTCAGGCGCTTGCCGACGTTGCTGTAAACCAAATTAATAGCAGCGTGATTCCGGCGCTCTGTCAAATGAGCTACGGCCCGCAGAAATGCTACCCGAAACTAGCCTGCACGGGCATTAACGACAAAGCCGGTAAGGAACTTGCCGACATTATCCTTACGCTGACGAACGCTCAGGCCATTACGCCGGACGACCCGCTGGAAGAATTCCTGCGCCAGCAGTACAAGCTGCCTAAAGCCGACCCGGCTACGGGCCGCAAAAAAGCCCCGCCGCAGCTTCCCGGTAGCAATCCGCTGGACCCGAACGCGCCGCAAGGCGACAATAATAGCAGCAAGGATGCACCTGCTGCTAAGGACGGCGGCACTCCCGCCCCCGGAGCGGATAAAAAAAAAGACAAGGCAAGCCTAGCGGAAAAGCGTAAGGCAATTAATCTTGTGGACTACAAAGCCCAGTTCGATAAGAACAAGGTACGCCTGCGCGAGACTATGCAAAAGCACCTGAAGGGCATTGCCTCTAATTTCACGGCCCAGGTGCGTAAGAAATACGATAGCCTGCCCGATAGCCAAAAGGCTAAGGCAGTACTCGACATTTCGCCTAAACAATCCTTGATTAACGACTACGTAGGCGAGCTGCGGGATATTGCAGCCGACGTAGCTGCGCAGGCCATTGCCCAGGCACGCAAAGAAGTGCCCAAAGCTGCCCGCGAAGTAAAGTTCGGGACCTACGACCGTCTAAATCCGCTGGTGAAACGCGCGATCGAATCGCAGATTAACCTGGTAGCGGAAACGCAGGCTGCGGACCTCGCTAAAATGGTGCTGTTCCAGTGGAGCAGCAGCGCTTCTTCGACCGATAACGCCGATGCTATCGAACACGACGTAATCGAGCGGCTGACCCCTACGCTCGAAGGCGCTAGCAATAGCGGTATGTCTATCGAAGCGGCAGCGGGCGACCTGACTGCGCACGTGACCCAGAACAGCCGTAACGAATTCTTTTTCGCGCCGGAAGTGCTCGACACTATCGAAAGTTTCACGTTCACTAACGAAGACCCGGTAAGCGAAATCTGTCAGAACTTAGCTGGACAGACTTTCCTAGCGACCGACCCGGCAGCGGAGCAGTATTACCCGCCGCTGCACCACTTATGTAAGTCCCGCCTGGTGCCGAACGGTAAGGAAGACGGCGTAGAGGTAACGGGTATCGGAATCGTCGCGGATTCGACCGAAGAACGCCAGCGGCTGGAAAAACAGATTACCCTTTGCGATTGCCGGGGCCATAAATTATTTCCTTGACTAATTCCGGGCGGTCCGGTGCGTTGGGATAATGCTTAACCAGCGCATTCGATTTAAATCACCGGAAGGTAAGGGGCTAGTGCGCCTCAAAGACTTCGCGGGCGCAGTTCAGCTAGCAGCCGCGGACGCAAAAGACCCGAGCATGGTAAAAGTGCAGGTTTTGCGGACCGGCGCCTGGGAACACCCTTGGTACGGCAGCATGATTATCACGCAGCAGACGCTCGCGGATATGGTGCGCAATTTTGCGGATAACGTCCGCCGCCAGGACTTGCCGATTGATTATTTCCACGAATCCGAGCGCGAAGCCGCTGGCTGGGTTCGCAATTTGTATATCGAGCAGAACGGTTCCGAGCTTTGGGCCGACGTGCAGGTAACTCCGCGCGCGAAGCAAATGCTCGCCGACAAAGAAATTAGATATTTTTCTGCGGACTTCTATTTTGAGTGGACAGACCCAGAAACAGGCGTAAGTTATAAAAACGTATTGAATGGTGGCGGGTTCGTAAATCGTCCTTTCGTAAAGGACATGGAACCGGTAGCCGAACTTAGCGAGGGGAACAAAATGAAAACTGTTGAGCAGCTTAACGCAGAAATCAAAACCTTGGGCGAACAAATGAGCGCCAAAGATTCCGAGATTAAAACCCTCGGCGAAGCCGTTAAGGCGAAAGACAGCGAGATTGCCGAACTCAAAGGCAAGGTAGCTGCCGCTGCGAAAGAGAAAGAACTTTCTGAAAAAGAAGCTTCTTTCAAAGCGCTCTGCGACGCCGGTAAAGCCTGCGCCGCCCAGCACGACGCCTATATGGCGGGCGACATGGTTAAGTTCGCCGAGCTTGCCCAGCCACTTAATCCGAAGCCTGCCGGTTCGACCGAAGGCGGCGGCACTAACGCACCGGTTGCTTTGACCGAAGAAGAAAAGGCAATCTGCAAAAAGTTCAACTTGACGGAAGAAGAATTCCGCAAGCACAATAAATAAAGTTTAGAAACAGTTTCTATTTAGGGGGAATTTAAGATGAGCCTTTCTGCAAACAAAGAAGTAGAACGTAAAGACGGCGAGATTGCTGAGCATCCTTGCGCTGCCGAACATATTTATATGGGCGCGCTGGTAAAGAAGAACGCCGCTGGCTTTCTCGCTAAGTGCGCTGCCGAATCCGGCGCCGTATTCGCCGGTATCGCCGTCGAAGAAAAAGACAATAGCGCCGGTTCCGCGGGCGATTTGAAATGCCGCGTGTACAAAAAAGGTCGCTTCCTACTCGTAGGTTCTGGTTTCGCCCAGACCGACGTAGGCCAGCCGGTTTACGCTACCGACGACAATACGATTACCAAAACCAACGCTGCCGATAAGCAGCTGGTAGGTATTATCGACGAATACGTGTCGTCTACTAAGGTATGGGTAGATATCAAGCCAGGAATGGGCGCTGGCCTGTTCGGTGCGAATATCGCCGCCGTAGCGACCACTGCCGCCACGAACTCGACGCCTTACGGCTACAGCCAGGCGCAAGCGGACGCAATCGTTAGCCAGCTCAACCTGGTTATCGCTGCGCTCAAATCGGCAAAAATTATTTCGGAAAGCTAATAGCTTCCGGTAGGCTGCAAAACAAAGATTTAAGGGGGAATTTAAAATGGGTCAGATTGTAAAACCGGTAACACTCGAAAAAGGCTTGCGCGCTGAGTTCATGAAAGCTTTCGAGCTTGTAGAAACCGGCAAAATCATGAGCGCCGCAATGAAAGTGGACAGCTCCGCCGCTTCCGAGAAATTCGGCTGGCTGGGTTCGGTTCCCCAAATGCAAGAGTTCAAGGATGAAAAATCCCCGAAGGGCTTGCTGGACCATAACTACACGATTGCGAACGTGCCCTACGAAGCTACCCTGAAGGTAGACAAGTTCGCCATTCGCAACGACCAGCTCGGCGCCGTGCAGGTTCGTATTCGTGACCTCGCCGGTCGCGCTAAGACCTTCCCGATTAAGCTCATGCTGGACCTGCTCATTAACGGCGATACCCAGCTTTGCTACGACGGTCAGGCGTTCTTCAGCGCTTCCCACTCCGAAGGCGATTCCGGCACTCAGTCGAATATCGTAAACGGAACCGGTACGACCCTCGCGCAAGTAACGGCTGACTTTATGTCGGCCCGCACCGCCATGATGGGCTTCCTGGACGACCAGGGCCAGCCCATGTTCGAAGACACCATTCAACAAGATTTGTTGATCGTGTGCGGCCCCGCCCTTCAGGGCGTAATGGAGCAGATGCTTAACAGCACCGTACTCCCGAACAACGGCACGAACATTCTCTACAAGGCTGCAGATATCTCGGTATCGGCCCGCCTTACCGGAAACGACTGGTATGTATTGAACCGCTACGGAGCTGTAAAGCCCCTGGTGTTCCAAGAAAACATGCCGATCGAATTCGGCGCGCTCGAAGGTAACAGCGACGAAGGCTTTAAGCGTCGTTTCTACCTCTACGGCGTAGAATGGTACGGCAACGCCGGTTACGGCCTCTGGCAGAAAGCCGTAAAAGTAAATAACTAAGAGTTACCTCTTAACGCAAACGCAGAAGGCGGCTGGCTGAAAAGCCGACCGCCTTTTGTTTTATGAAAGGAAAATATGGCAAAGAAAAAAGAACTCAAAGCTGGAACCTACTACCTCAAGTGCCGCATGGACCATCCGAACGGCAAGTATCGCGTGCTCGGGCACGTGGTAGAGCGGCAGTGTAAAAAATTCGAACTCGACGAAGACGACGTAAAGGAATTGCAATCCCCTGGCGCCTCTAAGTGGGTAATTATTTGCGACGAAAAGCAAGCTGTCGCAGACGCGAAGCTGTTCAAAAGCGATTACCGCGACCACGTAGAGGTAATTTCGGATAAGCAGCCGACCGAAGAAGACCTAGACGAACTTAACGACGAAGAATAAATAGGGGCTATTTATGGGCTACTGCGCAGCGTCCGA